CCTTTGGTTCTTCTGGCTGGCAAAGCGATGCTTTCGCGCTATCGGAGGAAGCAAAGTCTGGAGGAGCCCGGAGAGTCAAAGAGTCCAGAGGAGCCGAAGAGGCCGGAACCGCCCGTTAGCTCTGTCGTGACGGAGCCTGCCCCTCGGCAGCGAGAATATGTCCCAGTGGAACAACCAAACGGCAAATTGAAGGCCCTAGAAGAGGCCCTGAAGAAGGTTGCTCAGGATTACCCCGGCGCAATCAACGTGGTCCGCACAATCGAATCGGTTGCAGACCAGATTTACTCAGGCATGGAGACGAAAAATGCCGCCGCTTGAATTGCAAAGCCCGCCCTTTCGCTCTGATTCGCCGCCCTGGTACAACAACGGCGTATGGGGCACTTTAGGATGCGCGGTGCCGCAGACTGGAAAATATCTGCATACCACGAATATACCAATTTGGGAACTGGTAGACGTGGCAGGCCGCCAGCTGTTCCATCTGCTTTGGCATTACGACGACCGCAAGTTCGAGTCGCCACCGAGTAAGAACTGTCTCTGGGAAGTCTATAGCTTGATTCTGATTGCACGCAAGCGAATTGCGGATCGAACCTATGGGCCAGAAGAGACGGTGCCCTTGGCTACTCACGCCAAGCCGGCGCCGCAAATGTTCCGCTTGTACCCTGTTCCCTTCTATGGCCGCCTTGGTTGTGTAAACAGTTTCCTTTACGAGGCCACACAGAATTGCCTGCTACTCCTCACAGAGGCGATGGAGCACGCGGACAACGAGCGCTCCGGTTACACAACGCTTAGTTTCGCGCAAGCGTTGACGCCTTATTTGCAAGGGATTCTGACCACATTAGCTACGAAGTTCTTCAACTATCCGCGCAAGGATACTCTTGACCCAGCTTTTGTGATTCCGGAAGACAAGTGGAAGACTTACAATCCGCTAGCCTGGTCTGTCTCGGTAGAAGGAACGAGCACTAGGCCGCCGGTGGGCTGGACGCCGACGGAGCAAGACCTGGAGCCGATCCGTGGATTGCCAGCTTCGGATGTGATTCCGTTCTTACAGCCCTGGCCCGAAGCCAGTCTGTGGTATTCGCCGGGCGGTGTGTGGTCCCCGAATCAGGCCGCCGGCCAGAAAGCACAAGAAGGCACTGCTGGCCCAACCGGGGCTTTTGCCAGCCCGCCTGGGCCACCATAAGAGAGGAGAACTAGATAATGCGCCTACTGAGCTTGAGTTTGTCTGTCTTTCTGGTAGCATTGCTGCTTAGCGGCTGCGCGAGCAGTGAGCCTAAATGCAAGTCTGCACCTTGCGGCTGTTGCTGCTGCTGCAAAGATAAGGATTGCAAGAAGTGAACGTAACCTCGACGCTAGTTTTCCCTCCTCGCAAGGGCAGCTATACGATTCTGCCTCTAGAAGCAATTGACGGGGACACGATTCGTTTCGCCTGGTTGATTAGCGATCATGCCAGGCTATACGGAATCAATGCCCCCGAGCTGCATGGGCCGAGTAGTGCCGATGGCGAAAAGGCAAAGAAGGCGCTATCTGACCTGCTACCAGACAAGCCGTGTCTGGTGCAGCTATTCGGGCGGGATAAGTACGGGCGAGCCTTGATGGAGCTTCGCACCGACCAGGGTGTGTCACTGGCCGATATTCTCCTCGAAAAAGGACTGGTGATTCCTTATGGGCGAAAAGTCTAAAGAGATTGCCCAAGCGATCCTGGAAGAGCGTAGGGCTTGTGCCGAGCTTGTGAAGAATTGGGCGGACGAGATAGAGAGAGAAAAAACGCTAGTACGCCCTGAGCACATTAGATTGCTGGCCCGAGCAATTTTAGGCCGCGAGTCAACCTGGTATTATGCGGGTGCCAGAGCCAAGCAGCCGGTGACGGTTTATCGTGATCCCAGCAAGAGTTTGAGGTAGCCAGTGGTGGTCATTCTGCCGTTGATGTGCTCTAGCTGTGGTTGGCGATTGGATTTGCGGTCAGACGAATCGTTGCCGAAGTGCCAGACTTGCGGCGGCAAGATGCGCCCAGCTGGCAAATCCAGGCCGTGTACGGCTGAGGAGCTGAGTAATGCTAATCGAACTCTCCTCAGTGATCGGGCAAGCTCTGCTCCTGCTTGACTTGGTAGCCGTCGCGGCACTCCCCGATCTCGGCCACGAGGAGTACCAGCACAGGGAGCGTGCTTCAGCAGTGCTGAGCACGATCGCCCCTTGTGCCACGCAGTGGCTCTACCAGTGCTTGGGCTCGCCTGATCCGGAGGTGCGACAGAGAGCACGGCAGATTCTGCTAGCCCAGGAGACACGAGTAGACGACTATCTGTACTCATTGGCCCCGGCAAGTCTGGGTCGCCTGCCCTGGATTGACGGGCACCCGGACTATCACGCAAAGGAGCTGAACAGGTTCTTAGTTCGTGCCTGCTCCGAATACGGCTGGCCAATTGAGAGGAAACCGGCGGTGACAGGGTGGCCAGAATGGAGGCTGGCTACCCTGTATTGGCTGCGCGAAGAGCACGCCAAAGGTGCAGACCTGGAAAGCCTGCGAAAGGCTCTGGAAGCTATGGCGCAGGCTGAGCAACGATGGCTCAAGGCACATCAATAATCACGTCATCGGCATAATCACGTAAGAGTAGTCAGGCCCGACACGAAGCAAGACAGGTGCTGAGGCGGACTCTTGCTCTAGAACAAGGCTTGCGTCGGGCGGCAGCACGCGCAGCATATCCGTAAGAAAGATCGGATCGAGGTTGATCCTCAGCTCCTTGTCGTCGTATTGCAAAGGCAATTCCACTTTCGACCGCCCCAACGTGGCTGCTTCGGCTTGCAAGGTTGCTTTATCCTTTGTGAAGTGCAAGCTAATTCGTCTGCTCTCTTTATCGGTCATGACGGCTGCTTGTCGCACAGCCGTGTAGAGCTTGGCCGCTTCGAGCGAAACTTTGACGGTCTGCTTCTTCGGAAAGATGTTCCGATAGTTTGGATAGCGGCCATCGAGTAGTCGGCTATAGACCAGGGCCTGGCCAGTCTGGAACAATGCCTCGTTTGACCGCAGGCTGACGCGAACTGGCTCTTCGGTCGATGCCAGGATGCGTTCCAACAAGTGCATAGCCTTGGTTGGTACAACATGCGTTTGGCCATTGGTGGTGTGGCCGCCGTGCGCCGTTGCGGCACCAGTGGCCACGGCCAGGCGGCGGCTATCCGTAGCTACCAGGCGGGCTTGCTTGTCATCCAGCTCCCAGAGAGTGCCAGTGAGCGCATAGCGTGGGCTCTCTTTGGCAGCGGCAAAGACAGTACGGCGGATCATTTCGCGGAGCACGTCAGCGGCCAATTCGTGGTACTTGTCATCTGTAAAGGTTGGAATGTCGGGAAAGTCGGCCGGATTGCCTCCGGGCATCTTGAATTCGCTGTACTGGCCGCAGACTACACAATTGCTGGTCGTAGCTTCCAGAGTCAGTTCCTGATCCGTACTCTCGCGGAGAATATCAGTCAGCTGTTTGGCTGGCAACAATGCCTCGCCGGCCTCATGGACCTTGACGCCGGACACTTCCAGGAGTAGGCCCAGCTCTAGGTCAGTTGCCATCAACGTGCAGCGGTCGCTGGCCGAGGCAACGACCTTGAAGTTCTGCAGGGCGGGCTTGACATCCGGTGTTGGGATAGCCAGCGCGGCAATCTTGCACGCCGCAAGAAGCTCATTTCGTTGCAGTGATAGCTTCATGGTGATCTCTTAGCTTACCGTGGTAATAATAGACAACCTCACCGTTGGGTAGTACCCATTTACCGTGCCTATCTCCGTCGAGGTAACGTTCGATCGATCCGTCAGCGAGTCGCCAGGTGCCATGGCGCAGATCGTGACGGTAGCGGATTCTGCCCCCATCAGGCAGAATCCACACGCCGTGGCGTTCGCCATACCGATAACGCTCTACCCGGCCGTCGAAGTATCGCCAGGTGCCGTGCCGCTGGCCACAATGCCAGCGCTCAATTGAGCCGTCATGGTGACGCGACAATCCGTGCCGTTCACCATGTCGGTATCTGAGAACAGTTCCATCGTGGAACCGCTTATGGCCGTGGAACAGTCCCTCCTCGTCTACAGAAAAGAGGTTCCCATCGGCCGTCAGGATTCTACATGGTCCTATTTTTGCTCTGACAACTCGAACGTCCGGGTATCGAAGCTGTACTAAGCACAGCAGATCGTCAGGAGTGGCGGGATGCAGCAGAATCTGCTGAACGGTGAGATATTCGGCACGCAAGCCCAGCGCGCCGACACGGCACCGCCCCTCGGCCAGGCAGTGGACTACGGCCTCGTCTCGCACCTCTGGTTTAAGGGGGCCGCGAATTCGCCAGAAGGCGTGCAATCCCGCCTCGCCTCGCAGCTTACCACTGTCGCTCCACCGGTTGGCATGGACTCGTGATGCTCGCCAAACCATGCCGTAGAACGGCGACTTCAACCTGCCGCTCTGGCAGACTGCACAAATCCTTGTGCAGCGCAGGCGGCCACGCGAGTCGCGCATTCCTGGCGGGATCAGAATAGAATCGCTTTGCATGGCGTGCTCTCTACTTGCTCCTCTCGGGCATGGCCCGAGAGGAGCTGAAAAGGCTAGTCAGCTGAAACTGGCTCAGTTTCGGCTGGTTCCTTTTCTTCTTGTTCGACGATTGGAACGACAACGATTTCCTCCTCCCAACCGGTGGTGGAGATTCTCACTGTTCGACTCCTCCCGTAGGTAACTGTAGATAGATTGCCTAGTTATGTTGTACTCTCTCGCCAGCTGCGATGCTGGCTCGCCGCGCAGGTAGCGAGTTCGCACCTCGCCTGCCTGCTCTGGTGACAACTTGCGCGGCCGTCCGCGCTTGCGGATGCGGACCAGCCGGTAGCCAAGCTGGCGTGCCGCTTCTGCCAGTTCTCTGTCCGTCGTGATAGAGCACCTCCTTTCTAGCCGGGGCGACTACATCTCTAGTATGGGCGATGGGCGATGTCGAGTCAAGAAAAAAATCGGTTTCCAGTCATTTTCTTGACGCAAGGTCTTTGTGTCAAAGAATTACGGGAAAAAGCAAAAAAAGTGAAAAAAACTTGACACTCCGCCGAGTGTGCGGTAAAACATAATCGTGGTGAGTGATCAACCAACTATTGAAAGGAGCACTAAAATGTCTCGCCGCAATCTGAAAGTCGTGGTCGGCCATCGGTCCTCGGCTTGGCCAGGGAGCCGGTGGTGCCAGCCGGTTAACTGGGAGCCCCGAAATCAGCTTCCTGGCATGGAATGGGATGCCAGTACCGGGGCATGGGTAGATGAGCAGGGGGAATCAGCCGGCCTGATTCTGCTATATGCCGATCGCCTGCAAGAGGAACAGAACGTCGTAGTTACCGCCGACCGTTTGCGAGTCGTAACGGACGGCCAAATGCTCCCGGTGGAAATCTAGACTCAGGAGATAGAACGATGGAATACCAATACAACGACGGCCGACGCCCTGGTGGCCGAAAGCCCAGACTCTACCTGGCGAAGGGGGCGCAAATCGCCAAGTTTGAGGGCAGCAATATTGCTGGCTTCTGTGCAATTGCCAGGGAAAAGTTTACCAAGAATGGTAACTTTTCTAACACGACTTTCGATTTAATCCTCGCCCCAGGGGTAAGGCCGCTGTATTTCCTGTCGCCCCTACACGGCACGTGGTGCGACACTCTCGGCTCCTGGGCCGAAGTGGCCCAGGAGCTGGGGCTACCGGTTGAAGTGGCCCAGCAAATCATTAGGGAGGAGTACCCTCCCACTGCCTCCAGGCTCGACGAGGTCGAGAAATTCGTTGCCTCGCTTGGCCAGGATGCCGAAGTTGAAAAGGTCGTCGTCACGTTCGGTTCGCCGACGCGACGGCAAAGCCGTGAAGGATACTGGAGTCAGCCGAAGTTTGGAAAGACCACGGATGGCCGCCGAGTCGTTGTCCAGCCAGGCCCCAAGGGCTGGGGTGAAGCAGTTGCCGTTGAGCCGGAAGGCGCTCGGGTCGTTGGTTGCCGGCATTCCCCCGCAATGCACGGGGGAATCTGGTCGATTGAAATTATGATACCAATGCTTTCTGCGCCGACCGATACTGACCAGAAGTAAGCCGAAACGCCCCTTGGCGGGGCGTCGCGGCGGGTGGCTCCCGTCGCCTGATGATGGCAGCCAATCCATCGCAACCTCGAATGAGGAGATTCACCATGAAGAAGGACGAGATCAAGATCGGCGGAACGTACCTGGCCAAGGTCAGCAACAAGGTCGTGCCGGTGCAGATTATTGGCGAGAGCTGCCTTGGTGGGTGGGTTGCCGTTAATAGAAGAACCTATCGGAAAATCCGAATTAAGAGCGCCCAGCGCCTGCGCTGCCAGGCCAACCTGGAGGCCATGGCATGACCACTTGTACGTTCCTAATCCGCGAACCAGCCGAGGCATACCACGCTCGGTCCAGGGAGTACCTGACCAGCCACTCCCTGGCAGAATTCCGCGAGAGTCCGCTCCTGTATCGCAAGCGGCAGCTTGGCTTGATAGCCGATGAAGACCGGCCAGCCTTCCAGGTTGGTCGGGCCGCGCATACTCTTATTCTCGAAGGACGAGAGGCCTACCAGAGGCAATACGCGATCGGCGGGCCAATCAACCCTGCCACTGGGAGGCCCTATGACTGCCGAAGCAAGGCCTACCAAGAGTGGGCTGAGCGGCAAGCCAAGCCAGTTTTGACTGACAGCCAGGCCGCATTGGTCGAGGAGCTGGCCGCTGCTGTCCAGCGGCACGAAATCGCTAGCGGGCTACTCGCCGAAGGTGTACCAGAAGGTGTTGTACGCTGCGACTATCGCAACGTTCCTTGTCAGGCACGCTTCGACTGGTTTAATCCCGCCAAAGGTCTAATCGACCTCAAGACCTGCGACAATCTCAAGTACCTCGAAGCCGACGCTCGCTCGTTCGGCTATCTCCATCAGCTCGCCTTTTATCGCGCCTTGCTGGCTATGACCAGTGGCGAGCAAGTCTCAGTCTACCTGGTCGCTGTCGAGAAGCGCGAGCCGTACCGCTGCGGGGTATGGCGGATTGAACCAGGTGTTCTAGACATCGCCGAGCGAGACAATGAAGCAACCCTAGAACGCCTCAAGTATTGCCAGGCAAACGATACCTGGCCGACTGGCTATGAGGAGCTGCGCGTGTTCAACAGACTGTGAGTGCGTGGCTAGGCGGGACATAGCCAGGCGGGCCATGGTGGGCCAAGATTCGGCACGGATTGGCATGGTTTTCATATCCTGTAAATATAAGGAGGCATTGTGAGCTATTTAAAGCAAATCCTTCATGGCAAACAGCCTGCACCGCGCCGTCTGCTGCTCTACGGAACCCACGGCGTCGGCAAAAGTTCATTCGGTGCCTCCAGCGATCGGCCCGTGTTCGTCCAGACCGAGGACGGTCTGGGCGAGATCGACTGTGACAAGTTCCCCCTAGCCCTGTCGTATCAGGATGTCATCAAAGCCCTAGGTGCTCTCTACACCGAGCAGCACCACTACCGCACGGTAGTGGTAGACTCGTTAGACTGGCTAGAACGGTTGATCTGGGCCGAAGTCTGCCAGCAGAGAACCGTCGAGAATATCGAAGACATCGGCTACGGGAAGGGGTATGTTTTCGCCCTGACCTTCTGGCGTGAGTTCCTCACCGGCTTGGACGCCATCCGCAACGATCGTAATATGGCGGTCGTACTCATCGCTCACTCAAAAATCGAACGGTTTGAAGACCCAGCAGTCGACAGCTACGACCGCTACACACCTAGACTGCACAAGCTCGCTTCGCAGCTGGTGCAAGAGTGGTGCGACGAAATTTTCTTTGCAACGTACAAAGTTTATACCAAACAGGCAGAAGATAATTTCGGACACAAAAAAGTTAAAGGCATCGGCACCGGCGAGCGCGTCTTATACACAACCGAGCGCCCCTCGCACGTCGCCAAGAATCGCCTTGGCCTGCCCGATGAGCTGCCGCTTGATTGGAGGGCTTACGCTTCGTTTTTTCAACAATCTAACAAAGGAGGGCTAACCAATGGCTGACCTGACAGGTTTCAACGCGCATGAAGTCGATCCGACTAGCAATCTGGAGCCTATCCCGGCAGGAAGGTATTTGGCGATTATCACCGATTCAGAGCTGAAACCGACTAAGAGTGGCAATGGTCACTACTTGCAGCTTGCCTTCCAGATTTTGGAAGGCCCATACAAGAACCGCATGGTTTGGTCGAGGTTAAACCTACACAACGCCAACGAGACGACGGTGAAAATCGCACGGGCGGAGCTGTCGGCGATCTGTCGTGCAGTGGGCGTGATGACGCCGCGAGACAGCTGCGAGCTGCACAATATTCCGCTGGTTATCGCGGTTAGGCTGAAAAAACGTGAAGACACCGGAGAATTACAGAACGAGGTTCGCGGCTATTTCAAGAAGGAAGCGGCCATCGGACAGCCGCAGCAAGCAACATCCAACGTTCCGCCCTGGAAACGGGTATAACACTTTCTGGAAAGGAGAACGCGATATGCCCAGAACTACAGCGATTGGCCCCGAAGTCACCAATGGGGCAGCAGAAACGATTGAGCTGTCGAGGCCATACCGGGCTGAGGTGGCGATTCGCGGGGATGCTGATCTGCTCTTCCATCGCTGGAACTGTGAAGCGGTGGAGGCCAAGGCAAAGGCCGCAAAGGGGTCCGCCGCCAAGAAAACCGATAATATTGAAACATATGTCTACCGGAACAACGACAACGAATTGTGCATCCCTGGCGAATACTTACGCCAATCATTGGTCGGCGCTGCCAAGTTTAGACAAGACCCGCGATCTCCTAGGAAGTCTGCTCAGGATTTGGTTAAAGCTGGTGTGGTCAGCTTGACCCAACTTGCTAGCCTGGGGGTCACCGAATGGGATTATGAGCACAAGTGCAGGGTGCAAGTGCAGCGTAACGGCATTACACGAGTGCGGCCAGCAATGAAGGCTGGTTGGCACGCCAGCTTTTTGTTTCAAGTCAACTTGCCAGAGTATGTCAACCGGGGGTTCTTGCTCGACTTGCTGACCGACGCCGGCCGATTGATCGGCATTGGGGATTTCCGGCCAACATACGGCCGGTTCCAGGTGGAATCGTTCCAACTTTGCGAAGACTGACGGCAGGATGCCTGGCCTCGTGCCCGATTGGGCACGAGGCCACAACGCGATCATTCGCCAATAGTGACCTGACATGACGGGGCGCGCCCGGGCATGGCTTGGTTTGGCGTGGCAGGGCCTGGCGCGGCCAGGCCGGGCATGGCTAGGCTGGGCATGGCACGGCAGGGCGCGGCAGGGCTGGGCCTGGCGTGGCGGGGCATGGCTCGGCGGGGTTTGGCGAGCCCGGGCATGGCAAGGCGTGGTATGGCGTGGCATATTTTCAGCGGAGGTGTCGAGCTAATGCAAATTCACATGCGGCGGCGTGGTCATGGCAGGCCGTGGTTTGGCCCGGCGGGGCGTGGCGCGGTCTGATCGGGCGTAGTTAGATGTGACGAATCGCGGCGTGGCGCGGTTTGGCCTGGCACGGCGCGGCCCGGCGGGGCCTGGCGAGGCTGGGCGGGGCTCGGCGTGGCATGGCAGGGCACGGCTTGACAAAACCAAGCGTGACCGGGCAGGGCGCGGTTGGGTGTGGTCCGGCGCAGCTCGGCGGGGCGTGGCGAGATCGGGCTCGGCATGGTGAGGCATGGCTTGGTAAGGCTCGGCTCGGCGCAGTCTGGCGGAGAGAAATCGGGCGTGGCTTGGCTTGGATGGGCAAGGCCAGGCGTGGCTTGGCCTGGCGAGGCATGGCAGGGCCGAACAGGGCGGAGCCTGATAGGGTCGGACGGGGCAAGGAGGGGCCTGGCGCGGCGTGGCCTGGCAAGGCCTGGATTGGCCGGGCTTGGTCTGGCAGGGCGTGGTGGGGCCCGGCCGGGCACGGCGTGACCGGGCAAGGCTGGGCGTGGCGCGGCGGGGCGGGGCTTGGCTTAGCTTGGCGTGGCGAGACAAGGCGCGGTGTGGCCGGGCGGGGCGCGGCCGGGCTGGGCTCGGCGTGGCTTGGCGGGGCGAGGTGGGGCATGGCATGGTAGGGCTAGGCTCGTCAAGGCGGGCTCTGACCAGGCGCAGCAGAACCAAGAACGGCTTAGACAGGCAAGTCCTGGACTGGCAAGGCCCGGCAGGGTGAGGCTTGCCTGGGCGGGGTCCGGCCTGGCGGGGTCCGGCCTGGCGCGGTCTGGCAGGCCCTGGCCGGGCGCGGTGCGGCGCGGTAAGGTTTGGCTTGGTGGGGCATGGCAGGGCCTGGCGCGGCGAGGCATGGTGAGGCCTGGCCGGCCCAGCACGGCCAGGTAGAGCTTGACGAAACAGAGCAAGGCTAGACTACGGATAAACTCGGTAAAGCGACTTAACGTGGCATGGTATGTCGGGGCGGGGTAGGGCTGGGTGGGGCTGGGCATGGCATGGTTCGCTCAGGCACGACCAGGCCGAGATAAGCTCGGCCTGTGTTTGGCCTGGCAAGGCCGAGCGTGGCAAGTCGCGGCGGGGCATGGCTTGGCTTGGCTGGGCCGGGCCGGGCTTGGCGTGGCGGGGCCAGGCATGGTCGGGCCTGGCTTGGCGGGGCTTGGCTTGGCTGGGCCGGGCATGGCGTGGCTTGGTGCGGCATGGCTCGGCGGGGCGGAGCATGGCTCGGCAGGGCTCGGTTGGGCCCGGCGAGGCACGGCCCGGCAAGGCGGAGCAGGGCAGGGCGGGGCCAGGCGCGGCGGGGCGTGGTTTGGCATGGCGTGGCATATTTTCAGAACGGAACAATTCATGCAACTCCTTTTACCCTATCCTCCAACGAGCAACACTTACTGGCGACGCGTTGGGCCGCGAACATTGATAAGCCGCGAAGGCCGCAGATTCCGCCAACACGTCGTGTCAATTCTCGCAGCACTAGGCTGCGAACCACTACACGGCCCGATTGCTGTGGAAATCAACGTTTACCCGCCAGACCGCCGAAGGCGAGACATCGACAATGTGCCTAAAGCCCTGCTCGATGCGCTCCAGCACGGCGGGGCGTATCTCGACGACAACCAGATTGTCGACCTGCATATTCGCAAGTGTGCAGTATCGGCACCAGATGGCAAGGTGCTTGTCACGTTGCGCCCAGTGGAGGACAGCCACGATGCAACTTCACGGCTGGATTGCGGTCAGCAAGAATGACCTGATCCTAAGCAGTTTTCGCAGAAATCCAAACGAAGCCAGCAATGCTGCCAGGCAAGTCATCCGGCTGCTGGGCGGGCCATCGCTGCTAACTGGCTTTCGCCTTGTGCAAGCCACGCTCACTATTCACGACGAGTCTGCTAGCCAAAGCCAGGAAACGGAAGCGAAGTCATGATCAGACTGCGCCCATACCAGGAAGAGGCCAAAGCTGCCGTTTATTCCTACTTGCGGAACCACGACGACAATCCGTGCGTCGTGATCCCAACCGCCGGCGGAAAAACGCCAGTGATGGCTTCAATGTGCAAGGATGCGGTCGGGCTCTGGCAGGGTCGCGTGTTAATCTTGGCTCACGTTAAAGAGTTACTCGAACAGACAGCCGACAAACTGCGCACGATCTGCCCTGAGGTCCAATTCGGCGTCTATTCAGCGGGGCTCAAGCGACGTGATACCACGAATCAAGTAATTGTAGCCGGAATTCAGTCTGTCTATCAGCGGGCCGACGAACTGGGCACATTTAACCTGATTCTAGTAGACGAGTGTCATTTAATCCCGCTAGAAGGCGACGGCATGTATCGGCAATTCCTAGCCGATGCCCGCGCCATCAATCCTCAATTGCGGATCGTTGGCTTTACGGCAACGCCATTCAGACTTAAGACTGGCCCAATTTGTACTCCAGACGGGATTTTGAACCAAGTCTGCTACGAAGTCAGCGTTCGAGAGCTGATCGCCCAAGGCTACCTGTGCCAGCTTGTAACTAAGGCCAGCAAGGTAAAGGCCGACACCAGCAACCTACACGTTCGCAACGGCGAATTCGTGCCCGACGAGGTGGAAGCTTTGATGGATGCGAACGAGCTGGTACAAGCGGCCTGTGGTGAAATCGTTGAATACACCAGTAATCGGCAGGCCGTGTTGATCTTTGCTTCCGGCATCAAGCATGGCGAGCATGTCGTACAAGTGCTGAAAGAACAGCACGGCATCACCTGCGGGTTCATCACCGGCGAAACGCCGACTGCCGATCGTGATTCACTACTCGATAAATTCCGCGCGGGCAAGCTGAAGTACCTGTGCAATGTCAACGTGTTAACGACCGGATTTGATGCCCCGAACGTCGATTGCGTGGTTTTGCTCCGTCCCACGCTATCGCCTGGCCTCTACTACCAGATGGTCGGACGGGGTTTTCGACTTCATCCCGAAAAGCAAAATTGCCTTGTGCTTGACTTCGGCGGCAATGTGCTACGGCACGGGCCGGTCGATCAAATTCGCGTCAAGGCACATGGCGGCACCGGCAACGGCCAGGCTCCGGCCAAGGAATGCCCCGAGTGCCTGTCAGTCGTGGCAGCAGGATACGCGCGGTGCCCTGACTGCGGCTATGAGTTCCCACCGCCCCAGCGAACCAAGCACGACGCTAAAGCCAGCGAGGCCGGCATTCTGTCCGGCCAGGTCACGACGACAAAACACACGGTCGAGGAGGTGTTCTACAGCATCCACAAGAAGCGCGGCGCGCCGGAGGACGCGCCGAGGACGATGCGTGTCGATTATCGAATCGGCTGGCACAAGTACCAGTCCGAATGGGTCTGCTTCGAGCACACCGGCTACGCTCGAAAAAAGGCAATCGACTGGTGGAAACAGCGCTCATACGAGCCGGTGCCGGAGACAGCCGAGGAAGCGGTCGCATTGGCTCAGGCTGGCCGCCTGGCTCCCACGCGCGAGATCACCGTCCGCAGCATTACCGGGGAGAAATACGACCGAATTATCGGCTACGAGCTAGGCGACATTCCGCCGCCGCTGGAACTGAGCGACCAGGAAAACTCCAGCGAAACATGCCCGCGATGCGGCAGCAAACAGCGGCTTCTGGTCAAAGGTTCAGGACCGCACGCCGCCAAGGAAGTATGCGCCGAATGCGGCCGGTACTTTAGGTGGGTGCCAAAAGCCGAAGCCGCACTCAAAGAAGTGGTACCTGACGACGCCCTCGACTTCCCATTCGGCTACAATGTGATCCCCAAGGAGGAGGAAGAGGAAGAAATTCCGTGGTAATGCTTGACTTTTTAAAAAAAACCATTTAAAATCCAAACATGGTGGCCCAACTCTAGTCTAGAAAGGAGAAATCTTATGCTCGTAATCAACTTCGGCCATCCGCTAACGGAGGCCCACTTGGCCCACATCCGCGAGTGGGCCGGACAAGACATCGAGCGAGTCATCACGGTGCCGACACACTTCGATCACGCCAAACCGTTCGCCGAGCAAGTCCGCAAATTGTTCGCTACAATTCCGTTCACGCCGGAACAATGGCGGACGATACCATTCATCGTTAACCCTCCAGGGCTTGCTCCGATTACTGCTATATTAGTTGCAGAACTCTACAGCCGCTGCGGTCTTTTGCCTACGATTGTTCGGCTTCGGCCAATTAGCGGCGCAGTTCCTCCTCAGTTTGAGGTGGCCGAACTGATCGATCTACAGGAGGTTCACGATATGGCTAGGCGCTAATCCTGCACAGTCAGACGACGTTCCGCCGTTGTCAGAGCTGGGCACCCAGCTCTGACTGGCGGACATACTCTATCTCTAGGGTGGCCATGCCAAAGATCAACTACCAGAAAGCCCCGTTCCCTTGGTTCGGAGGCAAAAGCCAAGCTGCGCCGCTAGTCTGGGAGCTACTCGGCGACGTGGCCCATTACGTCGAGCCTTTCTTCGGTTCAGGGGCTGTTCTTCTCAATCGCCCACACCCATGCAATCGACCTTATCACAGTGAGACTGTTTGCGACGCAGACGGGTTCGTCGTGAACGCCTGGCGGGCGATTCAATATTACCCCGAAGAGACGGCCCGACACGCCTCGTGGCCCGTTACGGAATTAGACAAATACGCACGGCAGATTGCCGTTCTAAAGTGGCGAACTGAGCAAAACTGGGAACTGCTCGCTGGTACTCCCGAGTGGTGCGACCCGAAAATTGCCGGCTGGTGGTTGTGGAGTGTATGCGTCCAGCTTGGCGCATTCAATGGAGAAGGCCCGTGGACCGTGGACCCCGTGAGTGGGCGCATCCGGAAATGGAAAGATATTAAAAGAAGCGATCAAGCGCGCGAGCTAGGGGTTCGCAGGAGCCTGCCACAGTTAACCAATAACGGCAAGGGCGTGAATCATCCCCAGCTGCGCGAGCCAGGCGTGTTCAGAAACATGCCAAATGTGACCGATAATGGCCGCGGTGTGAATCGGCCACAGCTGCGCGAGCCAGGCGTGTCCAGAGACTTACCGCATATAGCCGATGATGGCCAGGGCGTAAACCGCTCGCAGCTGCGCGAGCCTGGCGTTCTGTCAGATTCGCCAGATAATGAATTCCACCCGTTGACCATGCCCGAATTGATTAGGTGGTTCCAGTGGCTATCTGCCCGCCTACGCCACGTCCGGATTGTACACGGCGACTGGTCGCGTGTCTGCACTACTGGGGCCGCATGGTCACTCTCAGTACGGCAAGGCAAATCCCCAGCTGGCGTATTCATTGATCCTCCATATTCCGAAGAAGCTAATAGAAGGGACACACTCTATTTCACAGATTCAGCTACCATTGCACGCGAGGTCCGCGAATGGTGCAAAAAATGGGGCAATAACCCAAAATACCGCATCGTTCTGGCTGGCTATGATGTCGAGCATGCCGAGCTAGAATCCCATGGCTGGAAAGTCTACGAGTGGTTCCAGCCAGGCTACTTCAAGGGCGGCATGGGCAACGTGAAACGCACACAAAGTTCCGCCCCAGGAGGGCAACAACACCGCGAGCGATTGTGGGCCTCTCCCCATTGCCTAATACCCAAAGCCAACAAAAAATCTGACACCCCCTCTCTGTTTGACTAGCTGCGAGAGAAGTCATGACGGCTACCAATCTCCTAGCCGCCGCTCTCCACTATGCGGAGCTCGGCTATCGTGTCTTCCCTTGCGTGCCCGGCAAAAGCACGCCATTAACCGAGCATGGCTTTCACGATGCCACCGTCGATCCAGAGCAAATCGAGCGCTGGTGGTCACAATGGCCCACCGCAAACGTTGCCATTGCTACCGCTGGACTTCTCGTCGTCGATATTGACCCACTAGACGGGAACGCGCCTAACCCATGGCTCAAGGACGACCCCGACAAGCAACTTGACCTAGCAGCCGCTCCGACGGCCATAACGCCAAGGGGAGGCCGACATCACATCTTCCGTAAGCCCGCTGAAAAAGGCTGGCGCTGCACTACTAGCCGATTAGCTCCGCATGTCGATACGCGCACAGATGGTGGCTACATTGTGGCCCCGCCGTCTGTCCGACCAGACGGGCAATACTCATGGGTGCCCGGCCTAGAACTGAACGATCCGCCAGATTGCCTACCAGAGCCCCCGCTATGGCTAATCGAAGAGCTGGATAGATTGGCCAGCGGGGCTATCGCAAGGCTTGAGCAGCCGACATTGCTGGCCCAGCTGGCCAGCAGCACTACCACACAGCCTGAACAGGCTGCGTTGCCAGCTCAGCTGGCCAACGGGGCTATCGCAGAGCCAGGCCAATTCAAAGAAAACCCAATCCCACAGGGCCAGCGGAACGACACCCTGACCAGCCTCGCCGGGACAATGCGCCGTCGCGGTATGTCCAGGGCCGAGATAGCCGCCGCGCTGCACCAGGCCAACAAAGACCGCTGCAAACCACCACTCGATCCCGGCGAAGTCGATGGAGTCGCCACTAGCGTTGCCAGATACACCCCCGACCAAATCGCTACCGCGATGGCCGAGGGGCATTGGGAACAAATGCTGAAGGGCCAGCTGTCGAAGCTGGCCCCGCTTAGCCTGGCCGAACTGGTGGAACGCTACCCTAACCTACGCCGGCCAGTGATTCACGGCCTGCTACGCCAAGGCGAGACAATGAACATCATTGCGGCGCCAAAGGTGGGGAAAGCATTAGCTGCAGATACCCCCATCCTGACCGATGGCGGTTGGAAAACAATGGCGGAACTGCAACCCGGCATGAAGGTCCACGCCGCCGACGGCACGCTAACACCGGTAGTTGCCGTTTCAGAGATCATGCACGGTCGCCCGTGTTATCGTGTCACGACCCGTTCGGGCGCTACAGTCGTCGCCGACCGTGACCACCTTTGGCAAGTAGCCCAACGTGAACAAACAGAAATAGTTACGACCGAAAAACTTGCTGCCGGGCAACGAGGCCGCCGATGGCTGCTGCCAACCAACCAGGCACTAGTACGAGATGAGGCACAGCTGCCACTCGATCCCTGGCTGCTCGGCTATTGGCTCGGCAACGGCACCGCCCGCGAAGGAGCTATTTCGGTCAACCAAAACGATCTCGAAGAAGTGGTCCAGCAGGTTCAACAAGCTGGCTTCACAATCGGCAGACTTGCTCGCAAGAGCGGATGCGTAACATTCACAGTCCGCGGATTAAAGGTCATCTTGCGCAATCTTGGCTTGCTGAACTGCAAGCACATACCCGAAGCATACCTGCTTGCTTCCCAGGCCCAGCGGGCCGCATTGTTGGCAGGGCTGCTCGATGCTGACGGCCATGCAGCCACACAACCCAACGGATCGGGCATCGTTGAGTTCACCACTACGGAACAGGCGCTGTTCTTCCCGACCCTCATGCTGGTCCGGTCGCTCGGATACAAGGCATCAGTCAGCGTAGGCCGAGCCATGCTCAACGGCGTGGATTGCGGCCCCAAGCTGAGGATCACCTTCGCCGCCGGCAAGCAGAGCACGCCCTTTCGACTGTCACGGCGAACCGCCGCCCTGCCTGATCGGGAACCAAGCCAACGGGCGCATCGTGACGCTGTCAAGTCGGTAGTCCAAGTACCATCGGTCCCGGTGAAATGTATCCAGGTAGCCCACCCCAGCGGCCTGTTCCTGGCCGGTCGTGATCTCATGGTCACGCACAACTCCTGGCTTGTTACTGACCTTGCCTTGGCCGTCGCTACGGGCCGACCTTGGCTTGATACATTTGAAACCGATCAAGGCAATGTGCTCATCATCGACAACGAGTTGCACAGTGAGACTTCCGCTAACCGCATTCCAAAAGTTGCCGCAGCCCGTCAGATTGGCTTTAACGAGGTCGGCCAACGGGTCTTCGTGCAAAATCTGCGCGGGCACTGGCAGGACATCTTCTCGCTCGGCTCCTACTTCAACTCGCTCGAACCGGGCAAGTTCCGCATAATCATACTAGACGCCATGTACCGCTTCATGCCACGAGAGATGGACGAGAACGACAACGGAACCATGGCCAACATCTACAACGCCATTGATCGCTATGCCGACCTCTTGGGCTGCTGCTTTGTGCTCATTCACCACACCAGCAAAGGGAATCAGTCAGGTAAGGCGATTACGGACGTGGGCGCTGGAGCGGGTAGCCAAAGTCGGGCCACCGATACTCACTTGGTCCTACGGCCCCATGAGGAGGATGACGTGGTCGTGCTCGAAGCAGCGGTGCGGTCCTGGCCACCAGTAATGCCCAGATGCCTACGCTGGACATTCCCAGTATGGACACCAGCCGACGATCTCGACCCAACTCTGCTACGGATCGAACGTCCCAGACGAGCACGCAAGGCCGAAGAGGAAGAACCACAAGAAGAACAGCTGGAGTGGACTATCGAGCGGTTCACGAGTACGTTTGTCGGAGTGGAACCGAAACTAGTAGACGCCTTGCTGGTCGAGGCCAACCAGCAAGGCATCAACGACTTCAAGTGCCGAACGCTATTGCGCAAAGCCGAGGCCGTCGGCCTAGTGTATCGCTGGGACATGGGGCGAGGACGCCTGGGCTATGCGACACAAGCACCGCCACCCGAGGAAGCGGTGGAAGAGAACCCGGAAGAGCTGAACGCAAAACGCCTGAGCGTCGAAACTCTACTTCGTCAGTCCCCAGAGCTGAGCACAGCCGAGATTGCGCGCCGCTGCGGGGTTAGCACCCGATACGTTCGCAGACTCCGCACAATTTTGGCCAGCCCTGAATCGCCAGCCGGAACAGACCCCGGAACAGAGCCACGGAACTAGCCGCGGAACAGGCGGAACTGTTCCGCCCCTTGTTCCGCCCCTTGTTCCGCTCATTAACCATATGAGGTGATTGAAGATGCGTCAAAACGGAACAACGGAACAAAGAGGAACAAAAAAAGTGTCGGAACAAGCGGAACAGGCGGAACTGTTCCGCCCCTTGTTCCGCCCCTTGTTCCGCCCCCAACAGCTTTAC